GCGTTGACGAAATTAAATTCCCGCTGCCAATGTTATAGCAGAGGCTAACAAGCGCGTCAAACTGGTTTTGCGTAAGCGGCACACCAATAGCGTTAACCGTATGTTCATACGCGCCTACCGTATGCGCCAGCAGTTGCATAGCCGCTGCTTCTCCCGGCAATGCCTGTTTAGCTTTTACGGGCGTTCCATCAGCGTAGCGCGTTGAGCCTATGCCAATCGTCCAAACACCTGCTGGGCATTTATAGCTTTGCAGTTTACAACCTTCAAATTCTTTAATTAGGGCTAGCCCTTTTTCACCTATCTTCATTTTTTTTCTCGTAGCAATAGAATAGTGGTCAGTTTTTGCGTCAGTCTTATCATGTCGTTATCTAGCACCCGCACTTGGTCGATTAGCTCAATTAGCGCGTCTGTGGCTTCTTGCAGGATAGGCTTTACGACGGTGGTTGCCCAAAGCCAGACAAAGTAGACAATATAACCCATACCGCCAGCAGCGATAATTGGGAATCCATACTGGTTAATATATTTAGCGATTGCATCGGCGTCCATTAGTCTTTCCTCTCAGCAGGAGGCGGTCTTGGTCTGTCTTTTTCTTGCGGTATGTTAAGCGCCGTTGACGCCAAATCATCAATTTTGGTGATGTCACATGACATAGCGGTAACGCGCTTATCAAGTTGCTTGATGATGCCTATTAGGCTTTTAATCTTCTCAAGCACACTATCGAGCAAGAATTTCTGCGTCAGGTAGACAAAATACATTCCGCCAGTCGCCGCCGCGATAGGAAACCCTACGTCCGAGGCAAACTGTAAGAACTCCATTACTTACTTGTCCACCAAGCAATAAAAGAAAATATCGCTCCAACGGTAAATACGATGCCTCCAATAAAGCCTTTGTAGCGCGTTTGCTCGGTTTTCATTTCGTCAAGCGCGGCTATGATAGCATCTAGCTTTTTCCCTCTGTCTTCAAACACTTCTTCTAGCGCATCAATGCGCTGTTCTACTTTAGCTAAACGGCAGGCTTCGTCGGGCATCTCGACCTCACTTCAAGAATCTAAGTTTATAAAGAACGGTAAAATAGGTTTCCATAATACCATCAATCAAGTTTTGAATTGGCGTGTCATCTTTACCGCAGACTTTATAGCGGTTTTCATCAATCCACGTCACTTGTTTCTTTAAGAAGTCTTCAATATTATCGACATTTTTACTGCCGATAATCTCAAGGTCTTTAAGGAGCTGATAGCTGCCCTGATACGCCTCTGTAATGCCGTCCGCTTGCTCAATAATTTCATGATAGAAGTCGTTAAGCGCTATGTGCGCGGCAAAGCTACGCGTCCGCAAATGCTCACGGTGCGCAACGTCCCTTGCAAGGAATAATAGAGAGATGAAATGTTCCATTATATGTCTATCCGGTTAATGTTTTCCCAATACCCTTCATTTCTAGCACTGGCTGATTCTGGGTCGTGTTGTTCGCCATAAATATCTTCAATTGGCTCACCGTCCATATTGCGTAGCGCGTAAACACAGTAATAGACCGTGCCATCTTCAACTGCTGTAATTTTGTGTTGGTGTTCTTTGCGAATAACAATAAAGGTTGGGGCGGTAAATTCTTTAGGCGCATGACCTTCAATTTCAACTGACACCTTGCCCGATACAAGCAATGTCACATGGTCAAACTTATGCTCATGCCCACCGTGTGTTTCACCGGCAAGTTCTAAGACGTTTTGCTTAACCCAAATATTACCAAAATAACCTAGTTCAAAAGTTTTCATGGAAGTTGCACCACAGGCGTTTGCTCAACCCAAGATACCGAAGGCTCGTCCCAATAATACTGTTTATCATCTTGTGGATAAGGTAAAGGCGATTGCCATGACATTGTGTCGATGTCGCCAATCCATGATGGATATGGTTTTTTAGCTTGATGCTCAGCTTGTTTATCTGCATTAAATTCAACTTCTGAAAGCACCTTAACTACGCCAACCAATGTTGTATCCGCATCGCCATCGCACGTTCCATAATAAAGAGGTGCTTCAGCATACGAACCATCAGCGTTAGTATCAATAGGGTAAACAGACTCCTTTGCAAAAATGAATTGATATCCCTTTACGTCTGGGAGGGTAGGTCCAGTTCGCATCGGAGCTTCTGTGCAAAGAATTCCTGTGTCTGCGTCAATATTTGTTAATTGTATATGCATAATTTTATCCTGTTTTAAATTGGTATTCTGCGGACGGCTCTGACGTAGCGACTAGAGTTCTTATAGTTGTTGTTCTGAAGTCCATTAGTGAAGTTCTGTACCCATGCAAAGTTAGAACCATCCTCAGTAGAAGACCAATAGTTGTCAGAGGCAAACGCATTCGTTTCACCAGTTCTAAACCCTATCCCTGCTCCGGTTTGAGCTGGTGAACCGCTAGAGTAATTGGTACTTATTGGCTCTGGTGATACAGCGTTGGCGTTTGAGCCGGTACTTGTATCATTAGCTGTTGTCGTAGGTTTTAAGAAGTAATACAACACTTCTAATTCATTTCTAGCAGGTAAATACCAATCTGTATAGCCGCCAATAGTCAGTCCTTCGCAAAATACAGCGGCTTGATAAGCTGCACCTAACGCAGCTTCACTAGCAGAATTTGTAGGTCCGTTAATCACAGAAGTAAATCCTGTATTTACACCATACCCTCCCCACGTTCTACTTGAATTTTCGCCAGATGCTTTAGGGGCAACAATTAGATAATATTGCGTACCAGAAACATTAATCTTACCAGCATAAAACCCACCACCGAACGCTTGACCAATTACAGTTGGACCGGCAGGTTTATAAGTCCCACCAGTTAGCATTTGTTGAATTCCACTCATATTAAGTTAACCCCGCACCAGAAATAATCCAAGTTGTCGATGTCATTTTAAGTGCTGTCGCTGTGCCGTATTGCGCGAGTGAACGTGTGCCTGTTGTGCCTGTGCCAGCTAAATACATCGTGTCAGACGTGATTGCAATACTAACGACTTGAGATGTCATGTTAACAAACGAAATTGCTGTACCAATCGGATACGCTACCGAGCTATTTGCAGGAATAGTAAAAGTCCGAGCATTAGCGTCAGTGCTTGGGTGAAAAATATGTTTACCTGCATCCGCAGCAACGAGTGTGTAGGCGGCAGATTGACTGTTTTGCGGGATATTGATATACCCAACGCCATTTGTTCCATCAACCGTACAAGATGACAGCGTACCGCTAGAAGGTGTGCCAAGCACAGGCGTGACAAGCGTAGGTGAAGTTGCAAATACATTAGCACCAGACCCCGTTTCATCCGTTAACGCAGCCGCTAAGTTAGCACTTGAGGGTGTTGCAAGAAACGTCGCTACGTTTGTGCCTAATGAAGCAGAAAGCACCACCTGTTCATAGCGCACACTATCTCCAGCAGCCGTGCCAGCGGCAAGTCCTGTGAGTTTTTTAGCGTTCATTGGCAAGTTAGCTGACGGCGTAGACTGACCGTCACGCGTGATACAGTTTGTCAACGCCGTTGCAATGTCACTGTTGGTTGTGTTAGTTGTTGATGATGAAATCGTTGTGCCGGTAACAACGGGGTTGCCAGCGGGTAGGTTATATGTCCCAGAGCCATTAAAAGCCATTATTTTTCTCCTGTTATTGAAGTGACTGCGCCAGCAGCAGTGCGTGGGAGGATTCTACCATAATCTATTGCGGCAGAGGGAATTGCATATTCGTCCGCCTGTTGCGCGCGTTCTAAAGCCCTAGCAAAAGATTCAGAATTCATTAGCTCATTAGAAATTTTATCTGCAAGTTTAGTATCCGCAGATTTTAGTAAAGAAGTGTGAATCCATTTAACTAACGAAAAGCCTTCAGTTAACGAAAAAGGTAACGTTGGCGTAGCTTCAGACGCCATTTTAATTGTCCCTTCTTTCGCTTTACGCCCGCTAGATGCCAACTCAGCAAATTTCCGTTGGTCATTAAGTGTAGCCAATATATCCTCTACTGCACGTTTAACTTGAGGTTTACCTTCAGTCAAGTTGTCCAACGCTTGCGCAGTATCATAAGGGTGCGCAGGCGCTTCTTTTTTAACTTTTTCAATCATTGATTGAACGTGCGCGGTTTCTTTAAAATCTGCCAATTTAGCCGCGCCTTCTTCTTTACCATATGTAGCTTTCAAAAGCGTTGCTACACGAGAATTATCAAGCGCTTTAACTGTCTTAGTACCTGCATTTTCAACGCCTGCGGTAATAGGCTCAAACGCATTGCTAATGACTTGACGTGCTAATTCTGGTTTAGTTTCAGGGGTCAATTTGTGCAGTATGCGTCCCATTACGCGAGCATCAGCGTTAACCGCTACTTTAGCTAAATTTTCTGCATCAGTTGCGCCACTTAAATCTTTGGCTGATTTGCTAATAATACGCTGTTGATTTGCAACCGATTCGTCAACCACTTTAGGGATTGCTTTAACCTGTTCGCCAAGCGCAGCTTGACTAGCCTCAATAGGTTCAAAGTTACGCAATATTTCACTTAACCGGTTTTCAATGCCTGCCCCAGTAGAATCAAGTATTTTTAATGCTTCACGATTATCTTTTAAAAATTTTTCCGCAGACTTTCCTCCTTGCACAACTTCGGCGTTAAATTTACCTTCAACGCCTGTTGCAATAGCCTGTAGCGCTTCTGGGTCATTACCAAACGCACGAATAAAATCTGCCGCTCTATCTGGCTGAAGCATTCGCTCCGTTACATCCGAAGGGCTTATCTTAGGCCGAGCATTACTTGTTTGACGCGTCAAATTAGACACTGCGCCTTCTTTAAACGGTTCTGCAACAGTGGTTCTGTAAAGCTCATTGGCTTGGTTAAAAACGGTTCGTGCTTCAGTTGGTGCGTGTTTAGCAATAGATTCTTCAATACCCTGTCTTAATAAATCTAAGTTAGCTATGGTAAGCCCTGCTTTAGGGTCACCTTTAAGATTTCTTGCTTCTTTTAATACGACACTGCGAAGCTCTTTAAGGTCTTCCAATTTAGCCGCATGAGGTATGCCCTCAGACGTCTTTTTCATTGGGTTGCCTCTGGCATCAAGAATTGCAGGGCCTTCCTCCGCTTTTTGTTTAAATACAGTAAGCGCTTTATCTGTCAAAGGGGCGGTATCTTTATTAATAGCAGTAGAAATTTTATCTGCTATTTGAGATGCTTTATTAATTAACGGCTGAATGCTGAAAGGCTCAGGCGCAAGCTCGTAGGCTTGCTTGTATATAGGACTTACTAGGGCTTTAGCTTCATCTTCTAGCGCTACTTTACGCGCCGCAATTGATTGCCCAATTTCACGTTGAGCAGGTTGCGCAACTGTACTAGCCACCTGCTGCTTAGCTTCTTCAAGCCCTGCCTGTTGTGTCTCTGCTTGTCGCAATAGCTCTGCTGTACGCGCGGCTTTAGCGTCTTCAAGAGCGCCTTTTTGTGCAATTTGTGCATCTCGCACGTTCTGGTATGGCGCGTTAACGCTAACTCCACTAACAGGCATTTCACCTTGATGAATAGCGTTAAGCGAGCTTTGCGCTTGATTTACTTTTGACGCCAACGCTTCAGCTTCAGCAGCACGTTTAACGCCCCACTCTTTAGGGAATTGTTCTTCAGACGTTTTAATAGACCCCGCCAATTCAGGAGAATCCATTTTTACCGCTAATTGTTCGGGGGTAAGACCTCCGCTTCGTAATTGCTCAACCATACCGGGTATATTTTCCGCGCCACCTGCAATATCACGCATTTTTCTACTTGCCATGGCTTCACGTCCGCGCTCAAATACCGGCTCGACAATTCGATACCCTAGTTTAGCGGCAGGGTTGATAATAGATGTCGCTGCGCTTACGCCGCCACCTACCGCAGCTCCAGTAAACCCTCCATCTTCTTCAGGCGCTATTAATTGCCCTGTAAGTCCGCCAACGCCTGCCCCTGCGGTAGCCTTAGTAAGTAAATTTTTGGCAAACCCTTTTGCTTCGCCAGTGTTTAATCCGCCAGATTTTAACGCTTCAACAATGCGCTCAGGCGCTTTAGCTACCTTTGCAACGCTTCCTAACGCGCCGCCAATAGGATATGTTGCCGCTGCCTCGCCCCCAAATTTACCAATTCCATACGCGTCGCTTTCAGGCTTAACGCCTAAATCAGCCAACTTTTGTTGAACGGCGGTTTTATATTCGTTTGTTTTATCCGCAGGCAACGCGTGAACTAAATCAGCAGCGTTAAGCGCTACATTAGCTACGCCCCCAGCTACGCCTCCAGCTAAATTTTGGGCTTCTTGCGCATAGGTATCAACTGGATGCTCCATAAACCGTTGAATGACCGACGGCTCTTGTTTAACGGAATCTGCACTTTTGCCGCCATCAATATGCGCTATCGGCAAATTAAACTCTTTTTGCGCTCTTTCTGCAACAGCGTCGGGAGTAATGCTATCAGGCGCACCTTTATACTCGTGCTGAGAACCATCTTCAAACGTAACTGTAATATCTCTTGGCATTTAAATCACCACCCGCTAGTAGAGTATTTGGGTTTCTGTTGAACAGGTTGTTGAACAGGTTGTTGAACAGGTTGTTGAACAGGTTGTTGAACAGGTTGTTGAGGATTAGCAAGTCGAGCGCTAATGTCGGCAGTGCCTGTTTTAAAACTTTCAAGCCTGTTATCAGCTTCTCGTCGTAAAGTTTCAATAGCTTTTCTATATGTTTCAGGGCTGTCGGCAGTGCTTAACATTTCACGAGCGTGTTTAGCTGCTGCAACAGATACGGCTGAAGACCCCGTGCTGCCGGACATAATTTTAGCATACTCATTAACGGCAGTTTCGGTAGCGTTTTTAAACGATTTTAATTCAGGGTTTTGGACACCGCTTGATTGCCATGACTGAATAAGTTGATTAGCTATTGGAGATTTAGTCCGCGCAACGGTATCACTAAATTCAAGCGCCATTTGAGCGTTTTTATCAAACGTATCACTAAAGTTTTTAGCGGCTTCATATTGTTTAGTCTGCGCTCCTAATGCTGACGTGCCAGCTTTAGAGGTAGCGCTTCCGCTTACAATAGCATTAACATCGCCGCCATTTTTAGCTAGCCACTCTTGGTAACGAAGTTGGGTTTTGGCAGGGATTCTAGGGTTTACCCCCGCTTGTTGTCCTTTATAAAGTTGCCCAAAAGAAGCAATTTCTGAATCTGTAAACGGTTTAGCTCCACCCCCCAACGCTCCGCCAGCAGCGGCGTAGGGCTTGATTTCTCCTGTACGATGGTCAATGACGCCAACAGAGCCGTCCGGCAATGACACCGAAGAATATGAAGGCGTACCGCCGCTATTTGGTGAAGGAATCATGTGTATGTCAATGCGATTTTGCCGATTTAAATCGCCTTGTTCACCTTGAAAGTTAATGTTTTTGTCTTGTCGAGTATTTTTACCTTGCTCAGTTTGCGACAACATCCACCGTCTAAGGTCTGCGGCGTCTTGAGCGGCTATTCTTCGCGCTTCTCTATTAGCTTGATTATTGCCTATAGTTTGCGCCATAGCGCCAACTTCTGGGTTAATAACTGACAAAGCTAACGATTGTTTATCCATTTCTTCAGGTGATACGTTTTTAGCTACGTTTTGTGCCATCGGTTGCGCAGGTATAACTTGAGGCTGTTCATTTCCTGTAAGATACGCGCCCGCTTTTTCATACCACGCAGGTTTTTGTTCGGGAGTACCGGCCTGCAATGCCATTTCGGGCGGCGCTTCTATACCGATAGAATTTAAACCTCTAATAGAAGCGGCTGTTTTTTCACGCTCTGCTTTGTCCAAATCTTCTCTAGCGCCGCTTTCTTGATACGCACCAATGATATTTTGCAACGCGCCAAGCGCGGCTCCACCAGTATTAGGAACGTACCATCCGCTAACCATTTGACCTGCTTGTTGATTAGCGCTTTGTTCTTGTAACTTACGAGCTAAAGCAATTCTATCTTTAGCACCAAGCACTTTTTCATCGTATAAACTAGCCACTCGCACCTCCAAATAGCCCATTCCATTTGTTTTGCAAACCTTTCATAAAGCTACCCTCGTCAGGTGTTTTTGCTTGCTGTGCAGCAAACGCAGGGTCAAACTTACCAAATTCATCAGCGTACTGTTGAGCGTCGCTTTTGCCAGCTTCTTTAATAGCCTGATAACCTTTACCAAGCGCTTCCGCGTTTTCCATTATGGATTGCGCTGACGGTGCGGCATTACCTCGCGGGTATTGCGGTTGGTTTCTAAGTGCAGCCACCAGCGCTGCGTGTTGGTCTTCACCTAACATCATTACACTAACCCCAGCATTGAATAATTAACCATTTTAAACCCACTTGGGTGCATAACGATAGCTTCTGGCATGACTTGTTCCACTTCGTCCGCCATAACGCCAGCAAACGGCTCACCCCACAAGTAATCCCATGTGTAAAGCCCAATGCCAAGAACGTGCGTGCCAATGCGTTTAATGTTCTTTTTAAGCCTTCTGTCAGACGCCGCTTTAATGCCCGCGCCACCAAGCGCTCCCGCTGCACCAATCCCTGCGCTCATCATTTGCGCGTTAGCTGCCGCTTGTGCATTGTACACGCTTTGGTCGTATTGACCTTGCGCAGTAGCCGCACCTAACATATCCGCGCCTTGCCAGTTAGCTAGCTGTCCGGGCTGAGATACGCCAACCGCAGGTAAATTAGCCGTATTAAGTTGAGCGCCTGTTCTTAGCGCTTGCAAAATATTAAGCGGATTCTGTTGAACCGCTTGATTCTGCGCAAGTTGCTGATTACTTGCCGCGTTACTCATTTGCCCGCTTTGCAATTGCTGATTATATAATTGTGAAAGCTGCTGGTTATTTAAGTTAGCGTTAGCCATAGCAGCGTTATATTGCTGCGTTTGCGCGTTATTTGTTGACGCTTGGTTGGATGTGTCCATACCAAAGCGTTGACCAACGGCTGTGTTTTGCGCCTGCATATCAGACAAATTTTGTCCGTATTGTTGTGCTTGCGCGGCATTTTGAAATTGTGCATTACCTTGTGCTTGGTTGTACGCTTGTTGTTGCGCCGCGTTAGCAAAGTTAGCTGAGGTGACATTTTGACCAAATTGTTGCCCTAATGCGGCGTTAGTAAGCTGCATATTAGTTTGTGCGTTGGCGTTGTTTTGCCCTGCTGAAGCGTTAGCAAGTTGCTGCGCGGTAACGTTTTGACCAAACTGTTGACCTAGTGCTGTATTGCCAAATTGAGCGCCTTGAAGCCCCATACCAAACAACCCTTGCGCCGCCGCCGTACCTTGCCCAATCGCTTGATTTCGAGCGTCCGTGTACGCTTGTTGTTTTTGATTGTTAAAGTTAAGCATTGCGTTGTTATACGCTTCACTTCCTCGCGTAATGCCTTGGTTAGCCAATTGGCTTTCCATCTTTGCTTGGCTTTGCGCAAACTGTGGGTCTAGGTATTGCGTATTTGCTTTGTAAAGCGCATCAACGGCTTGCTGGTTAAGTAATGTTGGGTCTAGCCCTAAGTTAGTTTTAATTGTAGCTGAGTTGTTTAGCCCCGCTCCCAGTGCGCCCGCCTGCTGATTAGCGCCAGATTGCGTTAAAATTTTATCCCCGTTATTATCTACAACATATTGCGCTTGCCCGTTTACGTCCCCAATAGACGTTCTCATTTGACCTGCGCCGGCTACGCTGCCTTGCAAACCGGAGGTATCTAATCCACCGCCAACAAAGTCAGGCGCATTAACGTTTGTCGTCATGCGGTCAGCAGTATTTGCAGGCCCGCCTTGAACTGCAATGTCAGGGGTTACGGTTTTATATCTAGGGTCAGTAGGGTCGGTAGCTGCTCGTACAGCGTCTAAGCCTTTCAAAGCTATACCGGACAGCCCTAATTGCGCCGCTTGGCTCTCGTTGTATAATGTTCTGTCGTTACCACCTAATACAGACTCTTGTGTCCATTGTTGAGGGGTGTATGCTTTAACAAAATCTTTAGGGAGCCCGCCTCCCGCATTATAGGTATTTCTTTGCTTTTGCGTTAGCGAAGACATATCAAAAGGTATGCTTCCTTGAGAATCTTTTGTCGCATATGGGTTATCGTAGGTAACACCCGTACCACCTAACTTTATAGGCTGCCCATTAGCGTCTAATTCTTGCGCCCCCGTAACAGGGTTTAATTTATATTGTTCAACACCCTTTTGATTGGTCATATTTCCAATCTGATTGTATATAGCGGCGTTTTGATTTCCTGCTGCCGTTTGTTGCGCGGCAAGCTCATATTTTGGCGCCGCAGGCATATCTGGACTGCTCATGATAAACTCCTAAATTATCTTAAAAATCGGCATTGCTCTTTGGTCATGGAAAAGAGCCATAAGTCGCCATTATACCCTGCGTCTTTAATTATATGCTCGCATACAAACCCTGCGTTTATTGCAAACCGAATACACTTTTCATTATCCGCTTGAACAGGCGCTATTATCTTTTTAACTTTTAGCTCTATAAAAGGATAGTGAAAAGCATACCATCGTATTTCTTTATTTCCCCTACCTTCTACTGCAATATGGAGATGTATAGACCCTTCCTCTATTAAGTTATTATACATAAAGACAACGTTTATCTCGTCTTTATGCTCAAGCGCTATGTAGACTGCGCTTTCATCGTTGCAATATTTTTTACCTTGTTTTTCAGCTATCCATTGACCGCATCTTTCTGACTGGTCAACTATAATTTTCATTATAGTACGCCTCCGCCTTCAAATACATAGTCTGTTGCATAGTAGCGAATATCAGACGTTTTACTTGATGTTCTGATTCTAAACGTGCCGTAATAGCCCATGCCCGACGCCATTTGCCAACGTG